TATATATATATAACACACATAATGTGTATAATAGATAGTAGTAGTAGTAGTAAACGAAAAAACCTATATGTGACAAGCACTTACGTCACTTTGTTAAAGTGATTTCGAGAAAAACTACCACTAACCATAGTAGTAGTTGCCCTTTAATTAGGATCGTGTGCACGCTTCCACGCAGGCTTGTTACTGTGATCTGGCTTCACATATCTATTTCGCATAGATGCTAACCGTTGTTGTGGGGTTCTATTGTCCCACGGCTCTGCAATTCCCTGAATACAAGCAAGTATACCATAACGGCAACTATCAATGCAGTCGTCTGGGTCGCTAAAGCGTCCTTTTTCATCTACATAATAGTTCTGTGCTTCTTTCAGAAATTCTACGCAATTTTCATTAACGATCAAACTTCCAACTTCAAGCATCTGTCGCATTTGGTTAATACCGTATGACTTATGATTGGTTACTCTGCCTTCCTGATCTGGAGGGTTCATAATTGCCTTTTCATACACATTCAGTTCATAACTTTCAAATAATTCCCTAATGCTTGCCGCACTCATAGTATATCGACCTGCTGTATTGGCATCTGCTGGTAATACAATAGGAGTTCCGAATACTTCTGGACGCAATAAGTGATTAATATATTGAGTTGGTACGGCTTCTTCAATGCCTTGCACAATAATCTGTTTATGAAGATAAGCAGTTTTTTCGTATACATCCCAATAAATTAAACTAATAACAGTCTTGTCGTTCACCAATCCTAAGTCAAGAGATATAACACGATGTATATTCGGCATTTCTGCAAAGTTAAAATCTCCAGATTTATATGTGAACCAATCACGCAACTGAAATACTGCGCCTTTACCCATAACAGGCTTACCAGCAATACGCGCTTCGCGTTCGTGCGGTAAATAATCTCGTTCCAATTGTCTACGAGTTTCTTTTAATAGGAAAGGTTGACCCCAGGGGTCATATTCTGGAACGTCATCCCAACTTACGCGAATAAACACATAACCTTCTTCTTTGTTCCAAAACTTACTTACAAGTCCGTTCAATCCTTTTAATGGAGTAAACGAACACAATACTTTACCCTGTGTCGTAGCAGTACGAGTTACAATCTCAGAGAAAAAGTCGTCTGGCGGTTGTTCGTCAAATACTGCCAAGTTTAACTTAAAACCTTGCAATTGTCTAACTTCCTGTGTATAGTTAGCAAATAGTAGATAAGACTTTTGTCCTGAGACGTGTTTAATCTCAACGCCAATACAGTTAGCGCCATCAGTTCGCATTGTTTCAAAAATAATACAATCTCTGGGAATCATACCTGTGCCAAGATTGTCAGTAATCTTAATATCTTGCGTGCCTAACAATTCGTTCTGCAATACAAGTGCAACCTGCGACCAACCTTCACCAGCAACCATACAAGTAATTGCTTTGTCAAAACGATATCCACACCACCATTCGGGATAGATACCAGTAAGGTGCATAGCAGTTTCTGCACAAGTCGATACTGTTTTACCAATACGGTTAGCAGCCAAAATACCACGTCGATCACTACTTGGTTGTAATCCAGTTGCGAAAAATTCAAGTTGATGATCAAACGGACGAAAATACTTTAACTGATTGTAGTACATATCGTCTGCAATGCTTATAGATAAGTCTTGCAGCGATGCTTTTAATGGTCCTGGGATTGTAATGAGAGAGTCGATTGTTAAATTGTTTTTATCAACAACATAACGCAATGCTCTCGCCATTAGCGTTTCTGTTCCAATCATTGTTATTCCTCGACAACAGGAAAGTCTTTACTTATCTGTGTTAGTAGTTGTAATGCTTGGGAAAGATCACGAATCTCTCCAGCAGTGCAGACCCAAGTATTCGGGTCGCCTAAGTCAGCAGGCTTCTTAATTAGAATATTATGTAATCGTTCAGCAGTAAGTCGCATTATGTGTTCAACCTGCGCAGGAAACCTTCCCTTAAAGGCTTCCCTATGCGCGTGATTGACCTTTTGCATAATAAGCGTATCTTTTACCATACGAGTTTGCTGCGCCTGATCAATTGGTGTGTGGCTCACTTTAGATCCCACGGATTTAAGCCAGCATTTTCGTTAATGCTTGCAAATTCACGATCAATCCAGATTTCCCACTGATTACTTTTGTTAACTCGAAAACGACCTGTCTGCATCATAGCACGAAGACGTTTGCCTTGTGGAGTTAATGAACCATCTTCACGAACTGCGACTTGTTCTCCAGTGCGTGGGTCTGTCCACTTCATAATCTCTGGGCGAGTGCGACCAAACTTGTCAATCTTTTCGCCGTGTGGATGCTGTTCTAAAGGTCCGAGAATTTCATAACTGATTTCGCCAGTGTTGTATTTGCGGAACATAACGTGACACTTCTTATCGCGTGCACGCATTGTTGCATCAGGATGAGGAACCATCGGGCTATAAAAACTGTTTTGAACTTGTGAATGTGCAGGTAAATTCTTATCGCGTGCTGGCACTGGCTTTAACGGTTCTTCTGGGACCATTTCACTTTTGTCTACATATGGATTATCACGACCAATAAATGCTGCATCAATTTCGATGCCATTTAGTGTGTCCATTGCAATTTGATATTTTAATTTGTTTGCACGACCTTTTAAGTTCAATACGATACCTGTTTCATCGTAAACGAATCGTTCTAAATCTTTCGCAGTAGGAAAGTCAGTCATTAAGCCTTCAAGATCGTAAAGTCCAGCAAGTTCTGCTTTTGGAGGTGCAGACACTACTGGAGTCTCATCGTATACTTTTGCTTTTGCTTTTGTTTTTGGGGCTTCTTGTGCATCTGTTGTTGCATCCCAAATGTTGTCTTCGATAGGCGAAGTTGTGCCAGTTTTTTTCATATCTTTTCTATTCTATAAAAACTGGGGACTATTGCCCCCAGTGTATTCTATTTATCGAAAGCGCCGCATCATTCCTGATGTTGTGCCTTGAGGTCTTGCTGAAGGCTTCATTGCGCCGCCTTGCTGCTTTGCCATTTGTCCAATTTGACTATTAGGAGACATAGCAGCCAAATTAACTTGACCACCTTGACCATACAAACCTGGAGTAGATTGTGCACCACCAAATGAACCTGGACGCATACCGCCACTCATTTGACGTTGCATTACAGCAGGCATTGATGACGGAATACCTTGCCCTTGCATATTACCCATTTGTCCAGCATTAAATGCAGGTCCACTCATACCTGGAGTTGGCATCTGACGTTGAGCCGCTGCAAAACGATCATTAGCCATTGTGCCACCACCAAATTGTGTTTGCTGATTGCCAATATTTTGTTGGTACTGTTGTTGAACTTGTTGTTGGAATGGATTTTGTCCACCACCAAACATTCCAGCAGGATTCATACCACCACCTTGCGCCATTGCTGGCATCATAGTGTTATTCATAAAGTCATTTTGTGCGGCGTTGACTGCATTTTGTTCGCCAGCATTGCCACCCATATCACCAAATTGTTGTTGCTGTTGGGGTGTGCCTTGACCTTGTAGCATTTGATCTCTATATGAACCTGATTGTCCAGCACCACCAAAGTTGCTGCCCATTCCGCCAGAATTAAAAGAGCCAGAGCCACTACTAAATGGGGTAGCGCCTCCCCCTAATCCGCCAAACATTCCGCACATAATTACTTCTTAAACTTAGAAGGCATCTTGCTACCATCAGCAGTAGGATTACGCTTAGGACCAGTATTGCTATGTAAACCTTCTAATGCTGGATTCACACTTGGAGCAACACCGCGACCGCGCATCTCAAGTGCACTTGTAACCATATTGGCTAAACTTGCACGCTCGCTTGACACTTTATCTTTTGCAGCCATAAAGTCTGCACGCTTACTTGGTGTACCAGCATTACCTGTAGTTGGACCACGCTTTTGATTGATCTGTTGACCTAAACCTGTTGATTTCATTTTGAGTTTCCTTTAGTTGGACCGCGACCGACATTTATTTTGTCTGTATTGCCAAATGATGGAACTGCTTTAGTTCCGCTTGGATTACGAACTTGCGGATTATGGCAACCCATAGTCATTTCTTTTCCAGGCTTAAATGCTGGAACACGATCTGCACGAGGGTATGATGCATCGTCATCACTCTTATTACCAACTGTAGGACCGCGACCCTTGTTGATAAGCGCAGATGAGTTAGTTACTCCTGCGTGTTGGTTGCCAGCAAAACGGTTCTTAGCGCGATTAACGCCATCACCTGCCATACCGTCAAAATCTAAATTAGATGTACTTTTCATTTTGTTTTTCCTTTAGCCTTTGTAGACTTCTTCGCTGCATCTCGCTTAGTAGCGTATGCTATTGCCACCGCTTGTTTTGGAGGTTTTCCAGCAGCGATTTCCGTTTTAACATTCTTTGTGAATGCTTGTTTGCTTGTAGATTTCTTTAACGGCATATTATTTATTCTTTCTTATCTGCAACAGCGGTAAGTTTGAGTAACGCTTCTGCAAATGCCAATTGTTTACCCTGTAATACTTCTCCACTTTCAGTAACTTCAATCTTACTTAGACTTGTCATTACCTTTTGCAATATTAATTGATGGTATTTCATCGTTAATGCTGTATCACCATTAGTTCTGGCATCTAAAAAGTCTGCCACTAATAGTTCTTCGTAATCTTTGCCACCAGTTTTGGCGTACAGAGTTTCCAGTAGCCCTTTAATGCTAACTTGATCTTTTGCGCCTTTCGGACGACCCGCGCCTGTGCGCTTGCCACCGTGGTTTGGACTTTTTTGTTTGTTTTCTGCCATAATTATATTTATCCGTTTCTATTCTATTGTGAGGGTATCACATTCTATTTGTCTGAAGGTAAATAATTGCATACAACTACTTACTATGAACAAACAAGAAATCATCTCATCTATATCAGACCTTTCACATAATATCACCATAATTGATGATACAATATATGTTTACAATATCTATCTTGTTGGTATGAAAGTCAGGGACCAATCTGTAGACATATTTTGGGAATCTCACACTGGTAAAAGAAATGAGAATACCTATTATTTTATCGACTCTGTAGAACAAATTATTGCACTGTGGCAAGAACTTGAACGAAAATCCAATAAGATTGCACGCAAAGTAGCAAAGTCGATGGTCATTGCTACTCGCGCTTATTCTTAACCTAAATCCAATGTGGATTTTAACATCCAAATAGACTTATTCAAATCTAATACTTGATCTTGTGCATAATTAGAAATCTCTAAGTGTGAATCATTATCAGCAATATCTTCAAGTTCTATAAAACAATTTCGTAGATGTTCTAAATCTTCCATCACCAACATAAGCAATTCATCAGCAGTGCCTTCAATAGCATCTGTTGGTAATTCTGAATTACTCAATATTTCATATAAATCGCAAGGCATAAATTCACCCAGAGTGCGTAACAGTTCAGCAATCGTATCAATCTGATCTTGTCTGCGAGAATATACGCCTTCAAGCAATTTGTGATCGCTGCGAAAGTTACGTCCCATAATATTGACGTGGGCAGCGTGGCTTCTAAAGTATGCCACGAAATTGTCATTAAAGACTTGTAATAGTTGAGTTTGTGTGTTCATAATTTATTTACCCTTGTTTAGTTTCTTACCCACTATAGAAGTTAATGGTTCTGGATCAATTTCTGACCAATCATTTTTAACAGGAACTCTTTTACCAGTAGTAGCATCCACTGCAATTTCTCTTGCAGGTATAGTTATTTGATAACCGCCTGGAGGTCCAATTTGTTTAGCAGGTTGAGTAGTGATAACTTTGTTACCTTCTAAGCGTGAACCTTCTGGAAACTTTCCAGCCAATACATCTATCATATGTTGTCCTGCTTCATCAGTCATCATACTCATTCCAGGCGCTTTACGCTTAGTCAGCATATTGCGCAAAGCATCAGCACGCTCCTTAGTGGAAAGTTCAAGTGCGGCTTTATCAGCAACAGTTTCCAAAGCCTGTTCAGCCTTTACCATAGTTTTGTGCTGTGGACCACGAGTTTCTTTTGCAAGTGATGGTTTAATCTGTTCCCATACAAATGTAGATACTTGTTTTCTTGCTTCACCAACAGACTTACTTAATTCTGGCATCGCAGCCCAATCAATAGTAGCGCCGTGACGTGATGCAATATCATTATACAGTTGTTTGTTTAATGAGATCATACCTTTCTTAGTGGTAACAGCAGCAGTAGCAGTACCTTTTACTCCTGCACGAATTTCAGCCTTACTTAATTCAGCAGCAGCAGCAATAGATTCTGGAGACAATATATCTGAAGCCTTCTTAGCATATTCAAATGCTGGTGCAAGTTCTTCAGGTGCAATAGGCGCAGTAACTTCACTTGTTTTAGTAGTTTCTACTACTGTTGGGGAAGTCTTTTTAGCCTCTAATAGTGCACGCAATTGATCTGGGGTTGGTCCAGTGCGTTCTGCAACAGGTGCCGCAACAGGTGCCGCAACTTCAACAGGTGCAACAGGTGCAACTTCAACTGCTTTAGGTTGTGCAGCAGCCAATTGATTAGCAGCAGCCTGACGTTCTGCATAACTTGCAGGATTATCATAATGTCGAACAGACAATGATGGAGAAACTTCACCAGTTGGACTTGCATATAATGTAGGTGTAGGTTCTGGTGCAACAGGAGTATAAGTTAATCTTGGTGGTTGAGCCGCAGGCGTAACAGTTGGGGGCACGA